CAAAATGATGAATCGTTTTGTAGAAAAATTATTGGATCTGCCAGTTGTGATTACTGGATGAAACAAATTAAGTTACTAGTATTCTTCGAGAAGAGAAGTAGTGGGTAAATCGCTAAGACATAAGGAGCGGTTTTATTCCACCTTATGACATGTGCTTAGACTTTGATAACCAAGCTATTGTAAGTTGTAAAGAACGAACTTAACAAATGTTTTATTACAAAAATCCAATTAAAACCCATTGTCTATACTATTTTATAGTGAGTATTTATATAATATTAAAAGATTGTTTGACTCTATTCAACAGAAATAAAAATAAAAAGTTCATTTGAACATGTATGTTAAAGAATCAGTCTATGTTTTTAAGATTATTTTCGCAGATATGAGAAATAATCAACCTAAATTAAATCCATTATTCCGCTGAGTACGAAAGTTAAAGCGAGTAATGGGACTCGGAATTAGTATAAGTTTATTTAGCTACCCGCTTATTATATTTAATTTAAAATTTGCTAGAAGGGTGTCAGTGCCCATTATAGCGTAAGAAACAGATGATTACAACTCAAACTAATTTAAACAAAAACATTAATAATAAAAATTTAAAAATAAATAAAAATAAAAATTTACTAACTAACCATATTGATAAGGTTACTCAACTCAATATGAAGGAACGTTTAGGTGATAAGAAATTTTTCACTTTAAAATATAAATTACAACATGGTTTTAATAAACCACAACCTAAGGTTCAAGATGAAACTTTACTAGATTTAAGTAAGAAAATTAAAAATCTAGATATTGATAACGTTTCCACAATAAAATTAGAGGTTAAATCTCTATTTAATAAATTGGAACGCAAAGCTGAGAGGAAAAAGGATTATTTTAAGGATCAGCGATGGAAACGTGCTCAAGCATCTGAAGAGGAAATGGAATATTCGCGTATTTATGCGGCTATTCAAGCTGAACAGAAACAAAGAGAATATGACACGCAATCTATTGATAGTTGTGTTATATCTAGTAGATTAAGTAAATATTTTACTTGCCCACATTGTTATCCTCATATGGAGTGTGCTACATGTGTAGAAGCTCCTATGAATCATATATATAGATGTATTGAAGAATTAGCACTATTTTTATATCAGATGTTTACATATCGTGATGCTCAAACTTTTTTAGTTGAGCTTTGTCATATTATTAAAACTATAACTGGTCGCGCCTTAATAACGATTGATTATTATGGATTTATTCTAGATTCATTAACTATTTTGATGAATCTAGTTGATTTAGGTGAGGATCTAGTTATTAAGATTAAGAATATTTGCAGTTTTGATGGAATATTAGAATTCTTTTCATCTCTGTTTAAACAGAAACAAGCGCAAGCATGGAGTGATTGGTTTGAAACTGAATTATTTCGAGTTGGCTCTAATTGGTTTTCATATATTAGTTATATGTTATTATCCAAAGGTCAATGTAAAGATATCCCATTTTTGGGAGATCTTATGAGAGCAACAGTAGAAGATGGAAAGCGCGTTTCAAAAGATATACTGAAGTTTTCAATAAAAACTGTAGAATTTGTGTTTACTAAAGGTAAGCAAGCATTAGAGTTTGGTTTTATGCCAACATTCTATCATAGTCGAGCCTCATATTTGGAGCTGGTTAATAGGTATGAACTAGCGTGTAAGGATTTCCTTTGTAAAGGGAATCCCGTAGTGTATAAATTAGATTTCCACGAATTTGTTAACAGGTTGGCTAAATTACGTGATGATTTAACGGAAGTTAGTAAAGTTGGAACTCTAGCTATAAAGAAAGATGTGCAGTCAATGTTAACTAAAGTTTTAATGATGTACAATGATATTATGAGTGATGAAGAAGTTTTAAAAGATAGACCTGCTCCATTTGCAGTGTACATTTGGGGAGCTACAGGTATAGCGAAAGGAACATTTTTACAGATGACTATTGCCTGTTTATGTAGTGTTCATAATAAACCCTATGGACCGGAATATATTTATTTTAAGAACAACGATCCAAGGTATGATGGTTATAAATCTTCTATGCATTCGATTGTCTTTGATGATATTGGAGCTAAGAATGATTCAAAGTGTCCAAATGGAGATCCCATGGTGGATAAAGTTATAACTTCAGTGAATAATGCAAGTGCGATTACTGAACAAGCTATCGCAACAGATAAAGGGAAAATCCCTATTTTATCAGACTTTGTTTATGCGACCTCAAATACGGAGGGTTTTAACGCTAAGTATAATTTAACTTATGAGGCCGCCGCTATGCGTCGATTTAAGTGGTATGTGAAATTGGAATTGAAGGAAGAATTCATGACGAATAATTTATTTGATTATCATCTCGTTGAGAAATGGGCGGAGGTAAATGGGAGAGAAACCATTGATTTTTGGAATATTCATCTTGGTGAATATCATGTAGCGAAAACTAAAGTAGATGAGCGGAAAATACCAGGGCAAACGGGTCAAGTCGTCTATAAGTATACATTCGACACAATGAATGCTTATTTTGAATTTATTGCAGAGAAATCACATGATCATAAACGAGGCCAAGAATTACGACAAGCATCATTAAAGAAATTTGGTGCTATGAAATTTTGTAGTAAAGGTCATCTCCCTCCTTGTTCATGTGAAAAACCATCACAGGGTGGGGCAGAAATATTTTTAGGCCTAGCTGGATTTACTGTGTCTATGGCTTCGGTATTATTTTATCATAAAGCAAAAGAACAAGGAGTTAAAAATGCTGCCATTGATACCGCTTTACAAACTACATATTATGTGTCTGAAGCAGGAGCTAAAACGTGTGGTGTTTTAGGTGATGGTTTATCAAAAGTACATACTGTTATACGTTCTGCAGAGAACAAATGTATTATTGGCAGTAAGACTGCTAATTTAGGTTTAAAGATAACGAATATATTGAATGGTCATTATTATCAGGATTTGAAAACCAAATTTTATCAAGCTACTGAACATTATCAGGTTGACTGGGAAGAAGCTTTGCGGTTTACACTAAAACTTTCAGCTTTTCTTGCTTCATTTGTAGTGTCATATAAGGTGACAAGACATGTTATAAAGAAAGTACACACAGCGGCATATAACCGAGGCTGGATTGACGGTGATGATCATGGATGGGGTGATGCTGAATGGCATTATAATCATTCTGATAGTGAAACTGATTCCGATTATGAACCAGGTAAAGTGACCGCAGAAATTTTCCAAGAGATTAAAGAACATACGCCTTGGTCTGAATCTGAACGATCGAAGATGAGTATGACCCACATTGGTGAGTTTGATTATACTGATTATCATGGAAAAGGTAAGAAGAAATCTAGAAGAAAAGCTCAAGGAAGTATTTTATCTACGCCAGCAGCTAAATTTTGGGTAGACAATGCGAATGTATTGCGTGATGTTGATGTTGGAGCTTCATCCGTATTTTATAAAGATAAACCTAATCAATTTCTACAAATAGTAGCTGCTAATACAGTCTTAATGAAATGTAAGACTGATAGGAACACTATGATTAATATACGAGCATTATGTCTCGGTGGATGGGTATATGTGACCAATTATCACTATATATCATCCCGCAAAATAACTTTTGTAGAACTTATTCAAGATCGATGTGATCAGGCTAGTAGTAATATTAGGTTTACCTATGATTTTAGAGATGCGCGTATAGATAGTGATAATGACTTGGTATTTTTCAAATTATTATTAAATAAACCAAAGCGAAATTTATTAAATTTACTGTATCGAGGTGATTTAAATGATATCATTCTTGATGGTGTGTATCTCTCACGTGAAGAGGATGGTGCTGTTATGCAGCGTCCTGTGCAATCAATACATCCCTCTGTGGAAGAGATTCATTTCACTGATTGCAACAAGAAACGGTTAAATGTATTTTCAGGCAAGATTGAAGAACCTACACAAGTAGGTGATTGTGGCATGCCACTTATAGTGTTTTCGCACTATGGTCCAACAATAGTTGGTTTACATGTTTCAGGTAGAGATAATGAGGTTGACGCTACGCGTCTACCACGTAAATATGTGGATTCTATGAATTTGGATTTTGGTCCAAATCTGGCCCCAATGAAATTAGTGTATGATTCTGCTGTTAAAACTCTTGTTCCAGAGAGATTAATATCACATCCCATATTTTTACCTTCTACTGCATCTTTAATACGATATGGATCATTCCAGAATAGTGGTTCTAGAGTGAAATCTCATGTTGTGCGTTCAGAAATGGCGCCTGCATTTGAGAAATTAGGTTATAAACAATTAAAAGATGCACCTCCAATGAATAATTGGCGAATTTTTAGGAAAAATCTATTGGAAATGACAGATAAGGAATGCGTAGTTGATTTAGATTTTCTAAATCAATGTAAGAATGCGTATATTGAACATATATCGCAGATACCACAATCCGAATATGATGATGTGCGGATAATTGATGATCTAGTTAATATAAATGGTATGCCAGGAGTAGATTATATAGATAAAATCAACCGAAATACTTCGGCTGGTTTCCCATGGTGTAAATCCAAGAAACAATTCTTGATTCCTTATTCTACAGAATTACACCCAGATGGTGTTATTTATAATTCTGAAATTATGAAAGAGATTGAGCGTATTGATTATACTGCTCGCTCTGGGTGCATGACACACCATATATTTAATACATCTCAGAAAGATGAACCTTTGTCTTATGAGAAAATTGCTAAATATGGGACACGATTGTTTATGGGATGTCCGGCAGCGCCAGTACATGTATCAAGGAAATACTTTCTTGGTCCTATACGATTCTTCCAGAGAAATAGACAAATTTGTTGTATGGCTGTAGGTGTTGTAGCCCAAAGCTCTCAATGGGGAGATTTGGCTGATACCTTTAGGTGGAAAGATCGCATGATTGCTGGTGATTATTCAAAATTTGATAAGAAACAACAAGTGTGTATGCTTCATGCTGCTTTTGATATTATAGAATATGTTGTGCGACGAAGTAGAAATTACTCGGATGTAGATATACAAGCTATGATGGCATTACGTTGTGATATTATATATGCTTTAGTTCACTTTGATGGTGATCTTATTGCATTTTTTGGAGTTTTACCAAGTGGAGTGGTGCTAACAGTCATTTTAAATTGTTTATGTAATATTATGGATATAATGTATGCATATATTTCAGCACACCCACAACATCAAGTAAATAAATTCTTTAGAGATGTCAAACCTATATCTTATGGGGATGACAATGCCATGTCAGTGAATCCTAAGTGTACTTTCTTTAATCATACTGTAATTCAGCAAGAACTTAAAAAGATAAATATAGATTATACTATGGCAGAAAAGGGTGCAGAATCTAAACCCTTTATTACATTAGATGAGACAACATTTTTGAAGCGGCGTTTTGTATATAGTGAAGAACTACAATTGTGGTTAGCTCCTTTGGAGGAAGACAACATAGTTGGATCATTAATGGTGTGGGTTATGTCAAAAAACCTTACACCACGTGAACAAGCTTATGCTACGATGCAAAATTCAATTAGAGAATTTTTCTTCCATGGACGGAAGAAGTATGAAGAAATGCTTGTTATGTATGAAGGAGTCTATAAGAAAACATATTTTACGGATATACACTTTCCTACATTTGATCAGATACTTGAAGATTTTCATCTCAATGATGATCGTAGGAAAAGGATTGCACAAGGTTCTCTTGAACGATCCAAAATTGACGCTTATTTTACTAAGTATCCTATTCGAGCTAATTATAGGAATAATTATCCTATAGCTCCACTTATAGCTACTTCTATACCACAAACTAGTGCCTTTAATATGCCATCACGGAAATTGATAGATAATATTGTTTCAGGATTAAAATGTGATGATTATGTAGCATCAGAAATTGTTAATTACGCGTTTGGTATTTGTAAATGTTGTGATCGCATACGAGGCAAAAACCTCCTTTGTTGGTCACATCATGTTAAAATGGTTCAACACTTTATGTTTAAACTTCAATTACCGAACAGAATTATGTGTGAAGCATGTGGGAAATATTTTCATGCTAGTCATGATATAGTACCGCGTGGTTTATGTCCTGCATGTTATTGCAAATTGGTTTGCGATATGTGCACGTGTGAAAATCTTTGTGACTTTCACGCTAGCTTTAATCAATCGTATATATTTACACATATGGTTCAGCATTTTATATTACAGAATATTTTTGAGGAAACATCGGATGTTTACGATATTGATAAAATGAACTATTTTCGTAACCACTTCCGCCTTTTAGGGTGGGAACCCGCACCATTTGAGGAATCAGATGATGAGGATGAAGTAGTTATGTTAGAACCTTTACACTTATAGGTAGGTTCCGACCGGTGGTACTGTGTTGGTGTAGGTACTTAGGTCGTTAAACTAATCCACCCGATGTGTGTAGTTACTGGAGTGTTATGCTAATATACAGTCAGCGTGGACATACATCGCAACTAGTTGTATCTGGCGCACTAGCGCAGTTAGCGTATAGATTAAGGAAATTAATGTGGTTCCTTAATTTTAAAATCACATTTCACAATCAGTAAGTACAGAAGTTAATGAATTTGCAACAGTTAAAGAATCTGCTGTGCAAGAAACAACTAGTTTTCTCGCTGAAAACAAGGGTTATGAATTAAATCTAACCGAGCAAATCCCGCCTCCGTTGACGGGTGATTCCGTAGATGCTATGCATCTTAAGGATTTTTTACAACGTCCTGTTAAAATTTCGAGTTTTACATGGGCGGAAACTGATAATGTCGGAACGGTTACGACAATAGAACCATGGTATCTATTCTTTAATGATTCTCGTATTAAGAGCAAGTTGAATAATTTTGCTTTTATACAGTGTTCACTTAAAATAAAGATAGTGATAAATGCCTCACCGTTTTATTATGGAGCAATGATGGCATCTTATCATCCATTAAAGAATTTTTCAGGATACACATCAGCAACTATGCCCACTGGGAATTCAAATGAACATTTGATGTTGTATTCACAACGACCCCATGTGTGGATTTTTCCACAGGGCAATCAAGGTGCTGACATGGCTCTACCATACTTAAATTTTAGAAATTGGACACGAGTAGCTCTCATACAAGATTTTAAGGATCTTGGAGAGATAAATTTTATAAATTATACCGCTCTTCAATCAGCTAATGCAACAACAGGGACTGGAGTCACTGTTACTATTTTTGCATGGGCTGAAGATGTTGAATTATCTGGTGCCACGCTGGGCCTTGCTTTAGCGCAAGCCGGGGATGAATATGTTGGGGTTGTTTCACAACCTTCATCATTGATTTCCCGAGCAGCAGGAACACTTAGTAATTTGCCCATTATTGGGCCTTTTGCTAGAGCAACCTCAATTGGTGCAGGAGCGATTGCTTCAATTGCACATATATTTGGTTTTACCAATGTACCTAATATTGGTCCAGTACATGCTTTTCAACCTCGTCCTTTTCATAATTTTGCTGATACTAGTATATCTTATCCTATTGATAAATTAACTCTTGACGCAAAAAATGAATTATCAGTTTCACAAAAAGTGGCTGGTAGTATTGACCTCGGCGATCCCCTGATTATAGATCAATTCATACAACGTGAATCTTTTCTTTGTCAGACGTCATGGGATAGTACTATCGTACCTGATGATATCATTTTCTCATCTACTGTAACTCCAGCTTTATGTAGTGTGGATTCCCACACAACACCACAAGCTTATAGTACTCCCATGTCTTATGTAGCAGCAATGTTTCAACAATGGCGTGGTGACATTATTTTCAGATTTAGAGTTATAGCATCCCCTTTTCATAAAGGGCGTTTTCGTATCTGTTATGATCCATACGGATACTCAGGGGAGAATGTTATTTCTGACTCGAGCTCTTATTCGGGTTGCTTTAATCAGATAGTAGATATTGGTAAAGATACTAATATTGAATTTAGAGTACCATACAGTCAAGCAACATCATTTCAGAATCTACAGACCTTTGGTGTTCAAACCTGGTCTACAAGTAAGACACCGTCATTCTTGTATGATCCGTCTAAAGATAATGGAACAATAGTTTTGCGAGCTGTAACGGCTTTATCTGGGCCAACAGCAACTCCAGCGATACAGATTTTGATTTCTATTCGCAGTGCTAACGTTGAATTTGCCAATCCTGGTTTCTACCCGGCTGATAGTGGGTTATTCTCACCATTAGCCGCACAGGGATCAGTTGAATATGATGATGTAGGAGAAAATATTGTGGCAGGTCCACCATCTCATACGCATATAGATACTTACAATATTTATTATGGTGAGAGAATTGTATCCCTACGTCAAATTCTGAAAAGAATGTGTCAAATTTGGGCTATTGATCAACGTGAAACATATCATGCTCGAGGGTATACGGCTTTAACTATTTACCGTGTACCTCCCACTTATGGATATGATGCTAATGGTTTATATACATATGCATCAATTCTTGCAGGCGCTAATGCGGCATTTAATAGTACACCACTAAATCCTATAACTTGGTTAACACCATGTTTTGTTGGACAAAGAGGCAGCATTAATTATGCTGTGAATTCTACTCCGTATAGTGGAACTCCAAGAGCTGAGATTTCAGTTCATAGAGTGTCATCTGTTTCTGTCGCAAATAATGTTATTGCTAATGACGGAACAGATCCTGCTAGCTATGCTAAAACATCTGAATTTAAATTATATACGTACAGTAAGCAAGGGACCAATGGGTCTTCCTTGCAAACAGGCCAAACCAATCAAGGTTTTGAGTTCGCTGTGCCTAATATGGCACAATATAAATTTCAGACAACTAATCCTTTAAATGCAACCAATCATTCTACGAGTGATGGATCAGATAAAGATTGTGTTAAGTTGCAGATAGCTATGGTTGCAAGTGGGACAGGCGTAATAGAAGTTTACGCAGGTGCGGGTGCTGATTTTAACCTAATATTCTTTTTGAATTGTCCGGTTATATATAAGTACCAGTCACGTCCAGCAGCAACATAAATAGTATTAAACGTTAAGGTTTTGATGGTTAAAAACTTACCTGATAGGGTATAAAATCCCAGCTACTTAGGTGTAGCATTGAAAAATTCACACGGGTGATGTGTGAGTTCTCGTATTAGAAACCAATTTTTGGTAGACTTCGGTAGCATAATAGAATTGCACTGTCGTTATTGGCATATAATTGGGCGAGTTTGTTCTTCAGGGGACCGAGATGTCACAAGAAACTTATTTTATTAAGATGATTAGTTTTTCAACTCGGTTCTCCGAGGGAATTTTTAATAATCACCAAATTTAATTTAATATAGTTTTTTGAGACGTTTTTA